ACGGTGGAATGACGGTGAAATCCCGGTGGCCGTTATCCATCCCGCATCCGCCGGACATGGATTGAACCTTCAAGCTGGTGGTTCTTGTCTTGTGTGGTTCGGACTAACATGGTCACTGGAGTTATACCAACAGACGAATGCCCGACTTTGGCGGCAAGGTCAAAAGGATACGGTGATAATTCATCACATCGTCGCAAAGGAAACAATTGACGAACAAGTTATGAAAGCTCTTAAGCGAAAAGATAAAACCCAGACCGCTCTTATCGATGCGGTCAAAGCAAACCTAAAGGAGGCGGTCATATGATTGCGCTAAAGTATATAAACAAAAATGCGGCGACTGTTGCTGCCATCCGTGACTATAACAATATGAGGTTTATTATCAATAACACCCCGCAGGAGATAAAGGATGTATATGAGAAAATGACTTCTCCCAGAACACCAAAGCTTTCTGGGATGCCATCTGCAAGAAATCCGCAAGCTGGTGCTGACAAGCTGGCTGCACAACTTGATAAGATTGACATACTGCGAGAACGATATACTCAGGCGCTGGAATACATGTCTTGGTTTGAACCAGCCTGGTCAAGCCTTACGGATACCGAACAGCATATCCTTGCTGAGTTTTACATGGGTAACGATCAGAAGTCCGGTGCTACTTACCGGCTTATGAATGAACTAAACTACAGTGAAAGCCATGTTGAACGCTTACGGGCAGCAGCACTGAATCATCTGCGTGGTTTATTATACGGATAATAATAGTGCATTTTTATAGCTGATCCAAAATTATGTATTTGATGTTAAAGAATATTGCATCAATTAGTGCATATTTCTTGACGAATGGCATATAATATAGTATCATAGTGTTGTCGAGGAGGTCATCCGATGAGCCAACACTATAATCAGAATTATACTAAAGAAGAAGTTGAGGCGATCTTGCAAAGAATTCAAGATTGCATTCGTTGTGGTAAATATACGATTGCAAAAAATGAAAATCGACAAGAAAACCTTGCCTTGATCCGTGAATATAACCTGACATCCGAAAAGCAGCGGCAAATTCTTCTTCAAATTGAAGTGGAAGATTTTTGCCACTCACTGCAAAACACAAAACTCGGATATGAGTACGAAACTCTGTATGTATTTTGTCCGCAGGTTGCGTTATTCAATTTCGATAATGAGGAAAAGCTTGTAGACATCTATACTAAATTTAATATCATCGACATGGAGAGAGGTAATAGGGTCGTAGTTATTTCGTTCCATGAGCGTAACAAGCCGATTGATTACCTTTTTAGGTAAGATATTGGAATTCTTTATAAGGAGGAACCGTTATGAGCAACCAGATTGCCTTTTGCCCCGAATGCAGACAGGATGTGAAATATTCGATAAAAGAAAATAAGGAATCGGCTGAATTAAAAGGCGAAGTATATGAGTTTACTTCGTATACTGCCTATTGCGAAAAATGCGGCGGAGAAGTTTATGTTGCAGAAATTGAAGACGCGAACCTTCAGGCACTGTATGACGAATATCGTCAGAAAAACGATATTATCCCGCTCAGTGATATCAGAGCCATTCCTGAGAAATATAATATTGGGAAAAGGCCACTATCCCTTTTGTTAGGCTGGGGAGAGCAAACCTTCAGTCGCTATTACGACGGCGACATGCCCTCAAAGCAGTATTCCGAAATACTGAAGCAGATCTACAACGATCCCAGCTATTATCTTTCTTTGCTTGAAAAAAATAAAGATAATTTAAAAAGCGATAAAGCTTACGAAAAAAGTAAAACCGCAACTGAAAAGCTATTAAATATTACTACCGCTCCGCAACGGTCAAAAATCGATATTGTTGTTGACTATCTTTTGTCACAATGCCGGGACATCACTCCGCTAGCGTTGCAGAAAGCATTGTATTATGCTCAGGGATTTTTCTATGCGTTTTACCGTACCTTTTTATTTGCAGAAGATTGTGAAGCCTGGGTACATGGCCCTGCATACCGAGATATTTACAGGCGCTACAGCAACTACTGCTTTGACCCCATTGACAGCGTAGATGAATTTGACGTTTCGCTTTTGTCAGGCGAAGAGAAATTGCTTCTGGATAGCATTATCAGACACGTCTGCTGCTATAGTGGAAAAATTCTTGAGTCCTTTACTCACGCAGAAACACCGTGGGTTTCCACACGTGCTGAGCTACCAGCTGACGCTTCGTCCAACAGGATCATTCCAAAGCAGGTTATCGGTGAGTATTTTACATCAGTTAAAGAGAAGTACCGGATGCTCACGCCCGCAAACATTAAGGACTACACGCAAAACATGTTTTCACAAATATAATCCGGAGTTTTACTCCAAACGCCATCACCTGAATGGGTGGTGGCTTTCTTTATCTGATAAACATGAGGGAATTATGAGGGAATGTTTGCTTTCCTGTATGGTATAGTTATACCATCGAATATTGTGACGAGAGCCTTCGAGGGGAAACCCACGAGGGCTTTTCTTTTACCCAAGCGAGGTGATCCAATTGCCCTATAAACCCAAGCGCCCTTGTTCTCATCCGGGCTGTCCTAAGTTGACGGATGGTAGGTTTTGTGACGAACATGCCAAGCAGGAAGCTAGACGTTATGAACGATATGACCGCGATCCCGCCGTGAGGAAACGGTATAACCGGACATGGAAGCGTATCCGAGACAGATACATAGCGGAGCACCCTCTCTGTGAGCGTTGCGAGAAGCAAGGTCGGATTACCCCTGCCGAAGAAGTACACCACATCAAACCACTGTCTTGTGGTGGGACAAACGAAACGAGTAATCTTATGTCCTTGTGTACTTCCTGTCACTCTGAAATCACCGCACGAGAAGGTGGAAGATGGAACAGGAAGGGGCGGTCAAAATCTCTGTGACTTTTTTAGCGTGCAACGGGCGTGGGGTCACGCGCGAAAAAATTCAGGTTCAAACGGGGTATTAAACCCTGCCACAGCAAGGAGGTGAAGGCACGTGGCAAAAGACGGTACAAATAGAGGTGGTCGCCGCGTGCGTGCCGGGGACAAACCACAACCTCTTGCGGAAAAGATCGCAGCAGGTAAAGCCGCACGGATTTTGGAGGCGCCAGAGTTTAAGCCAGAGTCCATGCTCGAAGCAAGCGAATTGGACGATACAGCAGACTTGAATGGTGAAGATATGCCGACGCCGAGTGAATACCTCAGCGCACGGCAAAAAGATGGTAAACCACTGGGTGCTGATGCCCTATTTATTGAAACATGGAAATGGCTCAAGGAACGTGGTTGTGAAAAATTCGTAAATCCCAGACTCGTCGAAGCCTATGCACAGTCGTTTACACGATACATCCAGTGTGAAGAAGCAATAAGCACTTACGGTCTTTTAGGCAAGCACCCAACAACAGGAGGTGCGATTGCCAGTCCATTCGTGCAAATGAGCCAGTCATTTCAAAAACAGGCTAACCTGCTCTGGTATGAGATCTTTGACATAGTCAAGCAAAACTGTACCACGGCTTTCATTGGTAATCCGCAGGACGATATTATGGAAGCTCTGCTTTCAAGTAGGAGAGGAAGATAAAGTATGTACCCTCTTATACTTCTGTCTCCGGTTCCTTTGTTTCAGGTCCTTGTCCTTCTTCTGGATGTAGAGAGTCCTTAAAAGCACTAATAATGGCTTCGGCTTCTTCTTCATGTTTGGATTTTTCTCGTCTATCCTTGATTTGTTTGGCAATCATGAATGTGGCTAACGTGAGAGTAGTGCCTCCAACAGTGCCTAATACAGCGCCTTGGAGTCTTCCTACTTTGATGTAGCTTTTACCTTCGGCAAAAAAATACTTAGCGATTCGGATAAGACCCTGTTGCATGTTACCGTTTCCGAGAGCCTTGAGTGCGTGTGTCATCTGAGGGCCGGTTTGTCCACTAGCGGTAATAATGTATGCAATTTGCTCAGTTGATGTAATCATTTTGTATCCTCACTTTCATATCCGACTAATTATTGACGAATCAGTCTTGGTAGTTATATTATAAAGCTATCAAAAAGGATTAGTATATCTTTTAATATGTCTTTTTTAAATAATTTTTTATTATAAAAAGAAAAATTCGTCTTTTTTAGAGGTGTTATATGGGAAAACACATTAAAAATCAAGAACATACTGATATGAGCCTGTTCAAGAATCGCCTATGGTCATTAATGCGTGAAAAATGCGATTCCCCAAAGCAACTAGCTAAGTATCTATATGATGCTGGTCTCGTTAAGGTTAAGCAAAGGGATAATTTCAACGATGAGTATCGCGATAAAAATAATGCGTACGGGAGTATAGAAAAGAAAATTCGTAAACACTGCAATTTAAACACAGCTCATGAGGTACAGGGCGAGTTTATTCTTGCATATTGTAAGTTCTTCGGCTGCTCCGCAGATTACCTTTTAGGATTTACGGATATTCGTACCAACAACATGGATATCCAACAGATCTGTGAAAAGACAAAGTTGTCTGAAGAAGCAGTTAATCATATTATCAACAACCCGATGCAGACAGCTTGGTGGTCAAAGCTGTTTGAAACGCAACTCTTCATGGACCTACCTTCAGCTTGGATGCATATGTTACAGGAAATGCATGTGCGCTACTTAAGACAGAAGGATGCAAAACCTACCGATGAGATCATGGGTGAGCTAATGGACGTTGGAAAGCTTGATCAAAGGCACTTAATAATGCATCCTTCATTTAAAGCCAATGTAGAAGCAGAGACTGCTGATTCAGCCTATTATGGTTATTTAGCAAAGATACAGTCTCAGGTTGTTGATTATTTTCTGAAGGGCACTGAGGAGCAGTTTAATAAAGCCATAGCTGCGGCAAAGAGCGGTAATTTCTAAGTGATTTCTATATAGCACTGTTGGTTATATATGTTATAAAAACAGAGCCTCGTGGGTGAAATACTACGAGGCTTTGTTGACTTTATATTAGAAATGCTTTCAGGCAGGAGAGGACGGTAGAAGATTGTGAATACAACTGAACGATTAGAAAAAGTAAATATTGATAAGCTGGTGCCATATGCAAGGAATGCTCGTACACATAGCAAGGAACAGATTCTCCAGCTTCGTGCGAGCCTACGGGAATTTGGTTTCGTCAATCCAGTCATAGTGGATAAAGACTTAAATATAATCGCAGGGCATGGCAGAGTCCTTGCAGCCAAAGAGGAAGGTATCACCGAGGTCCCCTGTGTATTCGCTGAGCATTTGACCGAAGCACAGAAGCGAGCATACATAATCGCTGACAACCGCCTTGCATTGAACGCAGGCTGGGATACTGAAATGTTATCGGTAGAACTTTCTGAATTACAAGGTGTAGATTTTGATTTGTCGCTCCTGGGATTTGACGATGCAGAGTTAAATAAGCTGTTGGGCGGTATTGAGAATGTCAAAGACGATGACTTTGATGTGGACGAAGAACTTTCAAAACCTGCTATTACGAAGCTGGGTGATCTGTGGCTACTTGGACAGCACCGGCTCGTGTGTGGTGACAGTACTAAGGTAGAGACGTTCAATCTGCTTATGGACGGAAAGCTGGCAAACCTTACGGTTACTGATCCTCCGTACAATGTTAACTACGAAGGCACAGCCGGAAAGATTAAGAACGATAATATGGCGGATGAAAAGTTTTATCAGTTTCTTTTAGATGCGTTCACCCTCACTGAAAAAGCGATGGCGAAGGACGCGTCTATTTATGTATTCCATGCTGACACCGAAGGGCTCAATTTCCGTCGTGCTTTTGATGCTGCCGGATTTTACCTTTCCGGCACA